CCACTGAGCTACAAGGGCATTAATCAGCAGGTAACATTTCTGGATTTTCCAGTTCCAACTCATATAAGAGTGGGTGACATTCTTCAAGCATTAAGTAATATGATGCTTGATATAAGTCTTCTGGTTCAAATCGTCTTTCGCTATCTGCTAATTTGATCAGTTCCAAATCGAATAAAGATTCTTTTGGGAGATCGTCAAAAGTAAAAGGTATTTGATTTATGAAATACATTAGAACAATTTCAGTTCCACGATTATACCAAACGTATCTGGCATCTATTCTGTATTTCATAGAATAGTCCTTTACTTTTGTTTATTTAGAGGTAGAACCTCATAGGGCGAGGGAGACTTGAACTCCCACGGGCATAAGCCCAACAGATTTTAAGTCTGGTGTGTCTACCGATTCCACCACCGCCCCAAAAAACTTACGCTTTGTAAGTAGTAGGATTATACTTGATGTACTCCCAGAATGTCAACTTCATTTCTTTTTGTGACATTCCACAGTGCTTTGCTGCTTTAGGAAGATTCCACTTTGCTGAAAAGAGTGCTTCATTTGCCTCTTTTACATTTTCTGGAGTGGTTTTGACTGGTTCCTCTTTAAGGTCTTTGTATGAAATTTTATAAACCATACTTTTCAAAAAAGTAATAAGGGCAATTTTTACCGGGAATTTTTTTGGACCAAAAATGGAACTTAAAGTGGATTTGCGTATGAGAGAGTCTCTTCATCCACTGTAGCACGAACGAACTCTAGCACATTCATAAACTCGTCTACCGTATCACAGGTCACTTGCTTCTCTGAACCTTCACTGGAGTACAGGTACACTGTACGCTTGATGGGGTCCACAACGCAGCGTGAGAGGTACTCGTCTTGCATTCGGTCGTCCGTTGATTACCTAGGTATCATAGCACGGTCAGGAGGGCGTGTCAAGGGGTTGAGCGGTCTCCAGGCGAGGAATGTCAATTCTCTCACCAAAGACCAGATAGTAGCAGTCTGCTGGAATACCATTTGTTTCAATATAAACCTTAGTTCCTTCAATTCGTTTTACAAATAAATTTTGATTTGCCCGAATCGGAGTTAAGTGTACGGATATTTTTTGAATCTCTACAAATTTTTCCCACTCTTCTGGAAGTTGGATGAATTTTTTATTCGTCAATCTTCCTTGAGTGAATACTAAATTTTTATCCCCAAAAGGAGATTGATAATTTAGAGTATAATTTTTATCTAGAGGATGTTGAATTTTCATGATACCAAATTAGTAACTGTTGAAACGCCAAGATATGTAAGTGTTTTATCGTAATTGATAATATCGGCACGATATGATGCTATTTGTTGTCTTAAAGCCCAAATTTCCGATTGATATTCTTTCCTTTGCTCCCTAAGAGTATTTGCAACGTCTATTTTATAGTTGATTGTACTAATACCCGCTGAAATATCAGCCTTCGCAGTATTTAGTGTATTGATTGCATTGGTCAAATTTGATTCTTGTGTTGGACAAGCAGAGGTGGCAGAAAGAATTCCACTAAATTGAGTTGCATTTACTGTGGTAACAAAACCAACAGCAACTCTTTGTCCATTTAAGGTAATTGGATAAGAAGAGAATCCAACCCTTAGATAATATGTGCCTGCACCAACATCAGGTTCAAAAGTAGTTGGATCTTCCTCATCAACTGCCTCTGGATTCCAAGAAACTGGATTTGAATAATATCCAGAGTTATCATACTTAATTGAAACACCAATTCCAATATCACCTGTTGTCATGATTCCAATTGTTTGTGGCACATATGGATCTTTTTCTGACTGCAAATCATAATCATCATAAGAAAATTGTGTAGTTGACTTCAGAACAGTGAAAGTAACATAAGAACCGTCAGATTCTGGAGCTGCTGCAGTGTCAGTTGCAGTTGTGTCTAGTGTTAAAACAGTAACTAAGGAACCAGTTGATATTCCCAAAATAGATTGAGAAAGTGTTGTGGTTCCGATACCTATAATGTTGCTTGAAGAAGGAAGAACACCAGTCTTTGATGATGTAACTAACTGACCTGTAGTAATACCGACAGTTGAAGAAGAACCTACAACAGACAAAGCAATCAATTTATCTGAACCAGTGGAAATTGTTCCAATAAAACTAGTCACAAAGGTATCTTCAATGTCTTCAGTAACTGGTTCATTATAATACTTAATGCCATATGCACTCTCAGTACTAAAACCAAAAGTACTGTAATTACTGTAAGTTACAAATCCAACACCATTAAAGTATTGAACATTAGGAAGTGTTCCAGCATAACCAGCAAGAGATAATTGAGTTGCTACTAACGTATAATTTGTACCAGCAGTTCCAGTCAATCTCCAGAATACATCGGTTCTACAACCAACGGAAATTCTATCTTGGTAAGCATTTGCAACATTGAATATCTTTAGATTTACCCCTTGAATTTCATTAAAAATGTCAGCGTCTAAAGATATAACAATATCGTCATATGCTCCTTTAGTTCCATCTAACTCAATAATTCTTTCCGCAAAATCTTCAATAGCAGCGTTAGATTCTTCTAACTTCGTTTTCAAATCGTCATTAACAACTGAATAATATCTTGGATCCATTTTTATTTTACTTTTGAGTATTTATTTTTATAACTCTAACCATTGAGATGGGTGAGTTGATCCTTGATGGTAGTTTGGATTTTCTTTTTTCAAAGTAATTTTAATATCTCCGGGTATTACGATTCTTTCACCTTTTCTTTCTGTAAATTTTTGAGTAAAATGAAATACATTGCTCGGAAATATTAAAACTGTGCCCTCAATTGGAGTGATAGTATAGTAGTTGCAATTATATTTGTTGTATCCTAAAAGAAGATTTCTTTGTTCAGAAGTTTCAAATAACCCACCAACGCATTCATTACGATTAATTTGCTGGTTCACACAAAATTTATCAGAAGTTTCATTTGTGTCCAGGTAATACACAAAACTAATATTGGATTCATTATGATAATGTGGATTTAGTTCAGGAGTATCTTTTTCATGATACCCAACCCAAGATTTAATAATATGATAATCCAATTTTGTATAATCAACATTCAAATGTTTCATATACTCATTAATATTATTTTTTAGACTATCAAAAAAAGATTTATATTGATCTTGGAGATGAAGAAAGATTTTTCCAGAGAATTCTGGACTCTCATTTTCATATCCATTGAACCAGTATTCTTTCAGAGACTTTAAATATTTTTCTTTAAATTCTTCATGGCAATCTATTTTCCCCTGATAAACAATCAGAGGAAATATTTCATGTATTTTATTCATCAATTACCATTAATAGTATATTCTTTATTATCGCCTGGATAGTCTGCTGGTGTCAATCCTCTATATTCTGCAATATTTTTTGGAGTATCTTTTCTCTCTGCAAAGACTATAAAATTACAATTAATAGGTCCACCAAGATTATTTTTGATAATAATTCTAGATCCCCATTCAATCTTATCCACAAAAAGTTCTTGATAAACTCCAACTGAAGTTAAAGATACTCCGATAGTTTCAGTATCAACAAGATCTTTCCAATAATCTGGCAATTCTATTACATTAGAACCACTCAGTTTTCCTCTCAAATAAACTTCTGCTGCTGGTCCTTCAACACAAATATATCTAAGTCTATGATCTTGTCTTGTTGGGTGTGGAATATCAAATCCTTTTTTACTTGCAATTTTTGCCTTTAGTAAAGTAATGGTTGGACTAGAAATAGTTCCGGCAACAGTCAATTTTCCATTAATATTAGTTTTACCATTAATAGTTTTCTTTCCAGTGGTTGTGCTTTTTCCAGTAAATGATGTTTTACCTGTTACATCAACTTTACCCAACCAACTTAATTTTCCAGTTCCTTTTGTTTTCGGAGAAACATAATTAGTTTTTGTGAGAACTTTGACATCAACAACTTGATTAACTGCTTTAAGTCCAACAGGACCTGTCAAATCACCAACTATTACGTCTAAAGGAGTTGGTGCTGATCCTCTACTCGTAATCTTTACAATTGGACCCGCTGCAGATGATGGTGATGTTGGATTTTTTGTTCTACCAATCATCAAAGTTGCTTCAGGTTTTGGTGAAGGATAAGAAAGAGGAGATCCAACCAACATTGGACCTTCAATCCATCCACTCCCATTAATCGGAGGTGTTCCTCCACCTCCACCCAAACAAATTGCAGGAGGTCCAGGATTACCTCCAGGAATATTTGCTGTTACTTGAAATTGTCCACCAACTAAAAAACTTCCTACTTCTGGCATATTAACCCCCTAAACTACCAAGTAATTTTTTAAGACCATCTAAAAATTGTAAAGCAGTAACTGTGCCAACTGTAGGTCCAAAAGCAAAATCACAATCTTCAAAAAAACTATATGGTCCCCTAAGTTTTATGTTTCCTGGAGAAGCAATTTGAACTTGTCTCTCAGCAGCGATATTAATATTTACTTTTGATTGTATGTTAATTGATGAACCAGAGTCAAGTTCTATTCCTTGGTTAGCTACAACATTTACATATCCAGTTTTTGTATCAGTTCCTGTAGCAATGAGATCAATGTCTTTAGCATAGAGTCTTAGTCTTCCACTAGGAGCTCCAATAATCACATCTCCATTTTCTGCATAGGTTACAAAAGCAACTCCATCAACTGGTGTAGTTCCGCAAATAATTTGATAAGTTCCGGGACATTGATTCCATGTAGATCCATCGAATTTACCAGAACTACCATAAGCCATAAAATGGTCTGATGCTTTCGCAGGATTTGAATTGCGAATTAATGCGGCAAGCTTAGTGCCATTAAGCATTACATCGCCAAATCTCAATTCACCTTGAGTCGTGCCAATACGGGAATAATCCCAACTCGTTTCTAATCTTTTACTCATCCAGGTTTACCTACACAATCTACGACATTTATAATTGTATCTACTGCTCCAAGTTTTGTGATCAATTCGTCACCTTTCAGAACTCTGAATACTGGTTTAATTACAGCATTATGACCTGTGCTACTATCTATACCTATTTCTGGGACTTCAGTAAATCCTATTCCCGTATTTACTACAGTAACCCCAGTAAGTTGACCATTATATCCAAACTGTGGTGTTAATTCTGCTCCATTGTTTGGAGTAACAACCACAGTATTTCCAGAAGTATAACCAAAACCAGGATTAGTAATTTCAACCTCAATCAGTTCAAGAATTACTGGATAAGATCCATCAGGAGTAGTTGGTCCAGTAATTGGAGTTTCTTCGGGTGGACATTCTGGAGCAGTAATAACTTCTTCCGTTGCAGAAATAAAAGGTGATTGATCTACAAGTTGCACATAATCTCCAACTTTAATGTTCATAATTTCACCAGGATTATATGGATAATCCCAGTTACCGTCTGCTCTTCTTATTGTTGATTGGCATCTTGTAGCCCATGTTCTTTCATCTCCACCCTTGCTGCCATCTGGTTTTGGTAGATATTCTGTTCCATTATCAATTATGACAACTTTTGTTATTCCGCTAACAATTTCACCTGTTTTTGGTAGAGTCCCAATACCTGTTCCAGTCCCAGTTCCGGTTCCATTGGTTGCACCAGTTCCTACAGCACCACCCGTTCCTGAAGGTGGAAAATATTGAGTATTCCCAATAACAGCAATCGCAGTAGCACCTTTTCCTCTTCCGCAAGAATCTTCAATGTTTATCAAAGGTGCTTTTGTGTAACCAAAACCTGGAGAAACAATATCGATTCCTAAAATATCACCGGTTGCACTAACAATTGCATTTCCTGTGGCACCTTGACCACCACCACCAAAGAAAGAAATTTTAGGTGGTCCACATAAAATAGGTCCAATATTACATGCGTCATTAACCCCAACAATCATTGAATTAATATCAAGATTAAACTTAAAGTTATTAGGATCAACAATAGATTTTGCTGAAGATATAATTGACTTAGCAGAATTGAAAATAGAGTTTATATCCAAACTAACTCTTGAAGATTTACCTCCCTCAAGAAAGTTCCATTCTTTTACATCTGGACATTCTGCTTTTACATCGCAAGATAAAAAGTCTAGTAAAGAAATTATAGCATTCAATACAGAATCAACAAGTCCTTTGATTCCTGCAATTGTTCCCAATACTGCTCCCAATATTCCATTGACTGCTGCTAATATTTGACCAATAATTTGTCCGACTAATTCTGTTAAAAATTTCTCAATAGCACATGTAGCCATATTAACATAACGACCGAGAATCTGATTTAAAAATTGTTCTATTAAAGAACTCAAGTTATCTAAAATTTTATTGAATAAGCAAGCAATTAAATCTAGTGCAGTTGTTTTCTTTTCTTGCAACTGAAATCTTTGATTTAAATATAATGCAGTTTTTGTCTTATTTACTGCCCAATTGACTCCTTTTTCAATTCTAAGTTTTATCTCATTAACTAACCATTTAATCCAACCTGTAATCTTATCCGCATATGAACTTACTTTTTGTTGTGCTTCATTTAAAAATTTTTCTGCATTCGAGAGAGCACTGTTCGGACCATTAATTTTATTGCGTAAACCCTCAATATCTTTTTTAAGATTAATTAGATCACGATTAATTGCATTCGAATCTATAGGATTGCAAGCAGACGGAGCAAAAACGTATTTGTTTAGTTCTAGTAGTTGTTTGTCCGAATTAGAAATTGTACAATCCGCGCCAGCTCCATTTTCATTAACTACTTTTCCACCATCCGTATTGGTATCTGGAACAGTAAACCCACCGATTCCTGCGCCGAAACCAGACTTCGGAGCACAACCTTTCCCAGGATCTTTACTATCACTAAATGAGCATAGTGAACTACCAATTACACTCGATATAATGTATTGTCTGTTCAGTCTATTTTTATGAATATTAACAAATGTATTTGGTGCTAAAGGTACATAGATCTGCAACCCAGCATGTCCTGAAGGGAAAGACATATTGCGGGTTGCATCAATCAGATCTTCGTCATTTGTTTCGTCTGAATTTCTGAAACAAAGTCTTACCTTATATCTCTCTCCCCAACCCTTTGCGTCTTCGCCCTTATTCCCTCCCTTGTTAGGAACACAAAAAAGTTTATAGGTTTTGGGATCGACGATCTGACCAATACCTATAAATTCATATTCCTTGTCTTGATCGAAAACATAAGGTTGGTAGAGATATTGTGTCATTCGTAAATTCTACACTCAAGAGCATCTGGATGTCCATCGCAATAAAGTTCCAATGCAGTTGGATCATGATCATCATCTGGATGATTTGCTTGATACTTTTCCAAAGTATCAAGTTCGTCTTCTAAATGACGACGACGTTGCCCGCTTGTAGTTGGGTTATCTAATTCATCACGATCATCGTTGATGTGTTGTTGAAGTGACTTTTCCATAAGTTTTTTGAATTAATTTTTTATACCGTAAGAATCTCTGACCAGAACTAATCCAGTATAAAAAGAGGAATCTGTTCTGCTACTCTTGGCACTAGGTGAAATGAAGTGACACAACTCCAATATCATATATATACCACTATCTATAGGACTTCTATCTGGAGTTTTTGCAGTCGCTAACTGCGGCAAATCACATTGTATTAAATCTCCAGCATGTAAACTAAAGTCTGCGCGTATTTTTATTTCAATCATATAGTTTAATCTTTGACGATAATTTTGATTTGCCTGAGCAATTGTTTGAGAAACATTAAAGTTTTCTTCTTTTGATTTTTTAAGTTGTTGATCAACAGAATCACGAGTTCCATATGCCATACCAATAGCCTCTGGTGTGGCATAGTAATTGGTTGGTTTTTTATAATACTCTCCATGATTTGGAAGTTTTTTCCCAGAAAGAACTTTATTTGCCTCAGGTGCTAATAGTGGAGTGTTTTTATTAACTTCCTGAGAATAAAAATCAAATGTTTCGGTGACTGTTCCATAAGCACCATGATCCATTTGCCTTTCTACGTCAAAACTTCTATTTGCAGTGAATTCCAGTATTGTATCATCGTATCCAGCAGGAATATCCGAATCAACTTTAAAGTTATAAATGTATTTTCTAATTGGTTTTGAATTAAAAATTTCATCTGGAGACTTGAAATAAAATCCATTTGCAGTTTGCCAGAAGAAAAATCCAGCAGTCTTCCCCTTAGCACCATTGAGATCTGGAATTGCCATTTGCTGCAACTCAAGGATTACTTCAAATGGTTCTCTTCTTAATCCAAAATCAGAAATAGTATTCAGTGTAGGACTAATGAAAGGATCTTTATCAGTTTTAAGATCGTCTTTTAAAATAGTTCTAACAGAATCAGATATTTTGCCACTATATCTTCTAGTAACTCTTCTCTCTAAAAGTTTATTATCCAAAAATTCTTTTGAAACTGCCTGCAAAAAATAGGTAGAACTTTTAAATGACTTAATCTCAAATGATTTATTTGTTAATCTTAATGAACTATCCTTACTAAGATCTAATGTATTTCCTCTGAAATCATTATACTTAAATAATACCTTTTCACCACCTTGTAACTCAAGTGCTTCTGCCGCACTGATTGTTTTATCACCTTCTTGAAGAGCATTACCAGTATCAACAATCACGGCACTTAAACGAACCGTATGTTCAATCATACTCTCGCGATATTCAATTCTTGGGCTACCCGTCATCATATCAACAGACTTACCTGTTGTGTTTGAATAGATTTCAAACTTTTGCGTTGCTGATGTTTGATTCTTTGTGGACATTTTTGTTTATTATTATGATACTATTTACGCCATCACTGATTGGATTTCTTTCTGAAGAACAAAATGAGTTTTTTCAATTATAAGTCCATCAGTTGGGGTATTTAATATACCAGAATTTAAAGCTGCAACAGTTGAAGATTGAGTTGGTGCGACTGAAGATTGATTCCAATTAAAAAGACTGGATGGTTTATTATTATCTCTCTTTTTATTATCTTTTTTATTGATAGAGAATATATCTGCGGGTTTGCTTGTAGGTTTAGCAACAACATTGCCACCATACCTAAAGTAACTGTTCATAACAGATTCAGCTCTTCCATATCCTTCGTATGTCATTGCTCCGCCATTAGGATAATATTCAAAATGAAGATGAGAAGCCGTTGAACTGCCGGTATTTCCCTGTCTTCCTATCATTTGGCCAGCCTTTATTGTTCCTCCAGTTGAAACATTAAAAGATTTTAAATGGGCAAATCTAGTCTCTGCACCATTAGAATATCTAAGAATGACACTGTTGCCGTATCCATCACCTTTATCTCCAGCCCAAACTACCTTTGCATCTTGTGCAGATGAAATTGGAGATCCATCTCCACCGTCCAAGTCAACTCCTTTATGCATTTTCCCCCATCTCCATCCTTGACCAGAGGTTAAAGGAATATCTGTAGGTTTTATTCCACCTTCTACCATAGCAGAAGGTGCCCCTGCACCTCCCATTAGTGAGGCAACAAATGATCTATTTTTTCTTTCATGTGGATTATCTGGGTTATACTTACTTCCAAGAATTGGTTTACTGTAAGCAGCTCTTTCGAATTCATTATAAAAAATACTAGCGGCTGCATCTGCGCTTTCTGCTTTTTTTAATCTAGCATCGGTGCCTGATTGTTTTAATTCAATGGCAATCCACTCTGCTTGAGCAGAGCGACTATAAGGATCCTTGCCTTTAGATTGAGCCCAAGCAACAAACTTTGGCCACCTATCATTTCTACTCCATTGCGCCATTCCCTCAAAAGAAGAATTATCTGGAGTCCTTGTTCTTAATCCACTTTCTCTTAACAAGTTTGCAACAATGCCGATGGCAGCATTTTTTCCATATAGTTTTTCAAAATACTTAATAAGATCACTAGATGCTTTTCGTTGATCTTCTGAAATTTCTGCAGCAGGAACTTCACCTGGAGGAAATCCTCCATTTCCCCCAGAAGGTCCACCTTCTAAATTCAATTCTCTATTCAAATTCTGAAGTATTCTTGTTGCAGAACCTTCGATAGAAACTGCAAGTGCATTAGAAATAAACTTACCAATTCTTTCACCAATACTTAACCCAGATCCAATTCTTCTCGATGGAATAACTCCACCATTTGCCATTGCTAAAGTTCTACTAATATCATTAAATGAAGTGTTCAATTCAGAGTCAATAGCAGTTTGAACCACAGATCCAAACATACTACCAAGAGAAGTTGCAAGTCTCTTATCTGGTTTTTGTCCAAGTGCCATATCAATACCTGCACCAAACATTGCGCCAGAGAGACCATTTAGAGATCTCATTCCTTTTACATCTTCAGAACTCCTCTTCAATGCTCTTAATGCACTTCTCTTTCCTGGTTCGTCTTTACCATATAGTTCCTCGATCTTTAACTTACCACCAATATTTTTTCCAGGCTCTGTTTTTTGTGGTTGTATTTTTTGTGGTCTTTTACTTATTGTTTTTTTAATTGCTCTTGATGGTTTTTTTCCTCTTCCAGAAACTTGACCACCTTGAGCAAATTTAGATTTCTTATTTACATTAACCATATCATACAATGAAGTTCCAATGAAACTTCCAGCATAAGAAGCCCCACCGATAATTGCACCACCTAAGAGTGCTGCACCAATACCACCAGTCCCAAGTCCGAGAGCAGCAGTAGCAGCAGTTCCCAGCACACTTCCAATACCAGAACCAATTGCACTCGCAGCTGCTCTATTTGGCTTTTCTCCCAAAACTTTAGTGCTGATAATATAATCAACCAATGCACTAACAACAGGTATTGATATCATTTTTAAAGATCCTTTTATGAATCCTAAACCACCACCGACTACTCCCTTTCCAGGTGTTACAGATACGGGAGGTTTAACTTGTGCCTTCGGAATACCTTTCTTTTCTCCATATATGGTACGTAATATCCCCTCTGCAGATTTCTTTTCGCGAGAAGATAAGGGTGCGGATCTGCCAGGTCCTTTTCCACCAACTCCAACTAAAGTTCTAACACCTTCAAGTTCTGGAGAAACTTTAACTAATGGTTTTACAACTGACTTTGCAGCAACTGTTTTTTTCTGAATAACAGTTTTAGCACCTTCCTTTAATATTTGAGAAGGGGTTCTTCCTTTATACCCTGTTAGTGCTGCTTTGGCAGCTGCTGATGTTCCAGCACCAGTGCCACCTAAACTTTTAGTGTTTCTTGCTACTACTCCGCCTGCAGCAATAAGAGCAATATTAAGCGCAGTATTTAAATTACTACTAAAATCAGTAAATAACTTCTCATAATTTTTTCCGCCAATATCTTTTACACTTTTCTTTATGGAATCATATGCTTTATATCCTAAATCTATAAAACCTATAGTTCCGTCTAAAGCTATTTTTGCAAATGATTCAAAGAACCTAAGAGCAGGTGCTAACTTTGCACCCAACTTTACAAGTTTTGGTAAATATTTTGCATAGTTATTAAAGATATAACCAAGTAAAGTAAATCCAATAAATCGATTTACTCTATCTAATATATTTCCACCAGGAACAACTGGTATTATACCAGAAGTAAACTTATCTCCACCCTTTAGTTTACTTTCTAATCTACTTTCCTTTTCTTGAAATTTATCCTTTTCTTTCGACTTTCTTTGTCTTTCGTCTTTTTTCTTTCCTAAAAGATAATTATTTTTAATAAGATCTTTTATTTTTATAACTTTATTTCTAATTACAACAACATCGTCTTTCTGTGTTGTTTCTTTATCGACTGGTTTTAAATCCGAACCAGTTATCTTTTTAGTAGAAATATTTTTTAAGGGTACAAGAAACTTCGGTTTCTCTATTGCACCACTTTTTTTACTTGGTGGTAAAAGTTTTTTGGAATCTATAGTTGCCATTATGCTACTCCTACTAAGTCTCTAATACCAAGTTTGGTTGCAATATTAGAACGAGAATCACTCTCAGAAGATATATTAAAGGCAGGAAGTTTAGATCCTCTCGGAACATTTGATTCTTTACTGGGCGTCTTGGTTGGAGGAAGAACTGTAAACGTTGTTCTTGATATAATTACTGGAGGACCAGGAACTACAGAACGACTTTGTGGACCCATATTAATTGGTTGACCACGAAGATTTACATACGAATCTGGTTCATATCCCATTTGTCGCATGATTACTTCTTGACGTTGTGCAGTTCCTTTTATAGTTTTTATATTTGCCCCAAAATTCTTAAAAGCATCTCCAACAAAAGATCCACCAGAAGTTCCTCTTGATTTTGGAACACTTACTTGAGTCGAATCAAATGGACTCCAGTTTCTTATTGTACTAGGAGCAGTAGGTGCTTGATTATATCTATTAACTGCTTTAGGAGAAAGTCTTTCTCCTGCTTGTTGATTAACAACTCTTCTATTCAGTGGCATACCAAGAAACTTATTCTGAAAACCCATTTCGGTATATCTTGGTGCTATGACACTACCAGTTCCAGGAAGAAATCTGCCAAGTTGATTTAATGCACCACCAACCATTCCGCCACCTTGGAATGACTTTATAGTTCTTTTAATTAATCCACCACCAGCAGCAAGTTGAATATTATTTGCTATCTTTGGAATATTAGTTCCACCTGCTCTCTTATTTAAATCTAAAAAGAAGTTTGCCCCGTACTTATCAACTGCCTTCTTAGACATAACGATTTCACCAGGAGCAGCAGCAATCAATTGTGTGTCAGGACCTGCTCCCGTTATTCTCATTCCAGTATTATCATTGATACCACCACCACCTTCAAATGCAATATCATTAACATTCAATTCAGGTTGTATCTGACCCCCACCAAAGAAAGATCTCCTTCTAACTAATCCACCAGCATTAAACATTCCCAATGGTCCAATTTTTGAGAATGTTTCGCCAAACATTCCAAGAGGAGAACTCTTTTCTCTTACAACTTCTTTCTGAACAACCTCTGGTTTTACATTACGTTCTTGTGCTTCTCTTTGTATCTGCTTTTTTTCTTCTTTCTGACGCCACATTTCGGCACCAAAAGTTGCCAATCCTGCAGCAACGCTAGCAGAGGCAATAGGATTTGCTTTAATAAAACTCAGTAACTTTGGAGTAAATTTAAATAATAAACCTGTTACACTCCTTACAAATTTGCCAAAAGGAGTCGCAAAAAGAACATATGCCCCAAGAAGAGTAGGCCACCAGTCCTTTAGGAATCTAAAAATAGTCTCAACTTTTTTTGCATTTTTAGGATCAGAGAACCATTTTACAAAATTATTAAACGCATACCCAAGCAAAGTAAATGTAATGAATCTTAAAATCCTATCAATAATACTTTGAAATGGTTTAACTACGGTTTTGAGTAAATTTTTGGCAAGAGTTAATGGTTTTTCTAAATCAGACTCTCTCTTCCTTCTCTTCTTGTTTTCTTCTTCTTTCCTTTCTTTTGATTCTTTCTTTTTAGTTTCTTTATTCTGTTCGGTAATACTTTTCAGTATTTCATCAAGTGCTTTAGTTATGTCTTTAACTTCACTTGAATCTGTTAAAACATCGGGAACAACTGCTTTACCCGCAAGCAAAAACTTGCTAGGAGATACTTTAATTGGTCCAGTTGTACCAATACTTTCTGCTGCTATTTTTTTCTTCTTTAACTTAAATCTCCCTACCTTTCCCTTTACTCTTTTAAATTCTCCAACGAGTAATTCGTCCTCTTCAGAAGAAAGTTTCTTATCAAAGTTTCTAGATGCAACTAGTCTTTCCTTTAGAAGAGAAACATAAGTTCCATAATCAATATCAAAAACATCCTCTAGACCAAGAAGACCTAAAATTCTTTCGTCTACTTCTTCGTCAACAAGATCTGATTCTCCAACACCCTCATATAAAGCAAGGGCGGATCCTCTTTTAGATTCCGCCTGTGCGCTTGCAAGTAGGTTGTTTAGATCGTCAGGTCCCATTTTGTTGTTGCTTTACTTTTTCCTCTTCCAAATAATTCTTTAACATTGCAACATACACATCCCTTTCCCAAGGCATCAAATGTTCAATCTCCCATAATGAATATTTATGGTACTGCATCAAAGCAAAATTTAACTTATAGAAATTTTCTAGGTCCATATGGACCATACCTATGCGAAAAAACTGGACAAACCCTCCAGAACAACTTCACTTTCAACTTCAGTTTTTGGATTTTTAACCTTTACTGAATGCGAAAGTTTAGGCATAGTTTCAAAAAACTTTTCAATTTGTTTGAATTGAGCAGAATTCATTTGCTCTAGGAAATCAATGAGTTCCTTTTTAGTCACATCACTTGAAGCCCAGACTTCTTCTTCATTAAAGATTTTGTCAATACAACTGGCAACCAGATCAAAAGACTGATCCATATTTGTGTCACCAGAAAAATCAAAATTATTTTTAATAAATTGATCCAATGAAGGATACTTCATTTCCATAATAATATTATCATCTACTTGAATTTTATTAGTGTGCTCTTCACTTTTTTGCACCCTAATTTCATCAATATTAATTTTGACAGGAACATAGGTTTCTCCGTCATCAGGGCAAATTACATTAACTTCAATTTCTTCCCCAACAGACTTACCACGAATATTCAAAAAGAGATATTCAATATCAAAGGTGGGAAGAGATTCAACTTTAATATTTTTTGTTTGAATGCAACTCTTGATTACATTCTTAATTGCTGTTGTGATTTCTTTCGTATTCTCACTTTCTAGTGCAAGAACAAGAAGTTTTTCTTCCTTTACTAAAAATGGTCTATATTGAATTTCTTGTCCAGTAGAAGGAAGTTCCAACTCATATGTTGGCGTAGAGATCTTTGGTAAAGGCATAATGACCTATAGAAATTTCAGTATGATTATTTATTAGACCCCAAAGAAAGGTGCAAGAGGTCCACGATTTCTTCCGACATAAGGAAGTCCAGATTCCACCGGCGGTAACTGACCATAGTATTCCTCACCATCAGTTACAGGAAATCCTGGATTTCCTGGGGCAATGGTTGATCCTTGCTGTGCTGGCGTTTGAGAAGTTGGTGGTGGTGCAATAAGTTCTCCGCCACCAATAATATATCTTGAGTAATTAAATGACACTGTGCATTTTAACAACTGAGACGATTCGTAAGAAATTGGTATCGAGTTAATGCTAATAGGATATGCATTTAAAAGTCTATATTGCAACACTCTACCGGTATAATCTTTCTCAAATTTTTTGACATAGACTTCTGTTTTATAATCTTCAGGAAACTGAACTCTATAAGAAAAGTTATTGTTCTCTATTCCTTGGGAAAATTCTTCGCCAACAATATATGACATCCAGTTTTCAAAGAATTGAAGTACATTATAATCATGGTCTACATAAAAAGTAAAGTCAGCTCTATCATCGTATTGTCTTCTATAAACATGTCTCTCAGTAACACCAGTGAAATCATTATTAATTTCATGTGTTGCTAGTGAAGAACCAGGAAGTGATGCTTCAGAGCAAGACAAAGAAATAAACTCATCATTATAACCATTGCCTATTCCAGCACTAATTCTTTTTTGAACCCAGGATCTAACAGGATTTGGTGGATTAAACCAACATTGAAAGTGAGAGGTAAGAGCTGGATTTAATATTGTTGCCTTTAAATCAGATACCGTTTTTTTAACTGGAGGTAATGCTGGCATCTATCTATAAATACTTCTATTAATATATTATGTAGTAAGGATATATGGCAGAATCTTACAAAAGTAGATACAAACCATCATTTCCCGAAAAGTACAAAGGAGATCCCAACAACATTGTCTGCAGAAGTAGTTGGGAAAGAAAGTTCTCATATTGGTGCGATCATAATCCAAGTGTTATTCTTTGGGCATCGGAAGAATTTTGTATTCCATATGTATCTCCAGTTGATAATAGAATACATAGATACTTTCCAGATTACCTAATAAAGATTAAGGAATCGGACGGTAAAGTAAAAACTTATGTGATTGAAGTGAAACCAAAAAAACAAACCGTTGCCCCAAAGATTCCCAAAAGAAAAACAAAGTCTTGGTTATATGAGGCAAAGACTTATGCAGTTAATCAAGCAAAGTGGAAAGCAGCAGAAGAATTTTGTAAAGATCGTATGATTGAATTCAAGATCATAACAGAAGACAATCTAGGCATAAAGTAATGGCACAAGGATTCGGTCAATATGTTGAACCAAGTTCTAGAAGAGTTAATGAACTTAAAGATAGGTTGAAAAGATACAACTATACAAAACCAGATGATATTATGATGACCATTATGGAAGTATTCCGTGATGGTGACTTTGTTCCTGACGTTGGGAAATATTATACCTTTATATACTCAGCCAAAACAAAAGACGTTACCTATGATGAGTTTCCTCTTGTAGCAGTTACTTCGATAGAACGTTGGGGATTCAGAGGCATTAACTTTCATTGGGGACAACAAAGACAATACACATGGTTTGAAGTTGACAGTAGACTATTAGAAATTAAACAAAACGAGATTGATTACTTCCGTTCTCTTCCATATGCAAAATTTAGAACTAAATAAATAAAAACTGTCCTAAATGGCAACCCCATACACATATCAAATATCAAATCCAAATATTGACAACGGTGAAGGGAGAGTAAGTTCTGCCTATAAAGACTCTAGTGGAAAAAATAAGTTATCAACAATAACTACAACAAATCCAACAGGATACAAACCAATTGATTCAAATTCTTCTGATTCAATTGTAAAAAAGTTAAGTTATGCAGTTCAAACTGATGGAAAAATAACATATCAATATGATGATGGAACTGGAAATAAAATACAATATAATTCAATTCAAGAAATAGCAAATGATTTTGGAATATCCGGATATAGTTCTACAACAACCGCAAAAATAAAAGATGGGATGAGGAGAGCATTATCAACAGCAACTGAAGAATATAATACAAAAAACCCGAATACCAAAATAGGTCCTACTGCAGCGAAACCAACTGACGAAGAAAAAACCCAACAAGCATCGGAAGTAGAAGCAAAAGATATATCAGCATCAATATCTGATGGATATGTGAGAACAAATTATGGAGAACCAAAAAACCTAAGATATCCAGAAAAACTAGACTCAAAAACTCAAGATTGCATACAATTCAAAATGTTCAGATATGGAACAAAAAGTATTGACGCAAGCACAGAAGAAAAAGCATTAAATTTAAAATTACCAGATAGAAATCTTACAGAAATAAAAGGAACAGTAACCCTACCAATTCAACCATCTATTACAGACAGTAATGGCGTTGATTGGGGAGGAGCAAATTTAAGTCCAACAGATGCATACTTTGCTTCCCTTTCAAGGGGAGCAATGGAGGGAGAGGGAGGTCTTGCTGCAGTAGTATCAGATTTAGCAGGTAGAGTTTCTGGAGATTTGAAAAAAGCAGTAAAAGATCCTGACGTAAAAAATGCTCTTTTGACATATTTCACTCAAGAAGCAGTGGGAATTCAGGGTCTATTATCAAGAACTGCAGGAGCAGTTATAAATCCAAACTTAGAACTACTCTTTAATGGTCCAACACTAAGACCCTTTAGTTTTACATTTAGATTATCTCCAAGAAGTGAAACAGAGGCAGCAAATGTAAGGAGAATTATACGATTTTTCAAACAAGGAATGTCAGTCAAAACTTCCCCCTCAAGTATATTTCTGAAGGCACCAAATGTATTTGAAATAAAATATCTTGCAAATGGAAAAGACCACCCTGCATTAAATAGAATTAAAAAGTGTGCTCTTCTTGGATGTGATGTTGATTATACTCCAGATGGAACTTACATGACTTTTAATGATGATTCTAAAACTATGACTTCTTACCAATTATCATTAAGATTCAGTGAGCTAGATCCAATCTATGAAGAAGATTATAACAGAAATGGATTATCTGAAACAGATACTCAAATAGGTTACTAATATGCCAAGTTATTTCCGCCAAGTTCCAGACTTTCAATACGTCAATAGAAACCCAGATTCCCAAGGAATTTCAGATTATTTAACTGTCAAGAATCTTTTCAAAAAAGGAAAGATAAGAGAGGATATATTTGGTAATTTAAGTTTCTTCACCAAATATAAAATTGTTGGTGACGAAAGACCGGATAATGTTGCGTATAAATTTTATGAAGATGAAACTTTGGATTGGATTGTTTTACTTTCAAACAATATTTTGAACGTTCAGACAGAATGGCCACTTCCACAACAAAGTTTTGATACTTTCTTGTTAGAAAAATATGGATCTTATCAAAATATGAGTGCGGTTCGTCATTACGAAACCATAGAAATTACAAATGCTAGTGGAATCACAATTATTCCTGCAGGTTTAAGAGTACCGTCAAACTTTTCTACTACTTTTTATGATGATAAACTAGGAAGACAAGTAACCAGAAGAAATATTACTGTTCCAATCACAAATTATCAATACGAACAAAAAATTGAAGACAATAAAAGAAATATTTTTGTACTCAAAGCAAGATACCTAAATGTCATTCTTAATGATATGGAAAGTTTAATGACATATAAAAAAGGTGGCGCTCAGTATGAGAGCGACACCTTGAAGAAAGGGGATAATATTAGACTTTACTCTTGATCAATCTTCAGCAAGACGCTGGAAGTAGGAAAGAGCATCATCTTCGTCATCATCCTGAGAGATTTGAGGAAGTGAAGGAGACTTAGAACGAGCATAAGATTGTTCCAGTTCTTCTACCACACGATCTTGAACTGTAGGAGTTTGAGTAAACTCTTCAAGTTCATCCTCTTGCTCAACCACTGCACGGGAACGAGCAGGAGAAGAGTTCTTAAGACCCAGAACCATATTCATACGACGCTCAAGGTCTTCATAGGACTTGAATTGATCAGGGGCAGTGATTGCAGTCAGAGAATACTCTTTCTTCCAGAGGGCTTCCAGAGCATCGTCATCATCCAGTAGTGGTTCAACAGAACCAAATTCTGATTTGTCGTAGTTCCAATACCCATCTTTCTTTACGATCTTGAGTTTGAAATTAGCACCTTGCCAAAAATCAAAAGGATTGATAGGAGTCTCGTCTTCAAACTCAGGTTGCATTGCTTCCATGATCTTATCAAAGATCTTCTTACCATACTTGAAGAGGAAGACCTTACCTTCGTTATGAGGATTTACGGGATCTTTTACAACGTAGATATTGCTGTAATAAGACAGTTTACGCTTTTGCTTGCGAACAGTTTCTTTGTTAGATTCAATACCACTGTTCCACAGTTCACGGTTATATTCTCCCAGTGGATCTTTTTGTCCAATAGTGGTCAAAGAGTTTTCAATGTACCAACCACCAGGACCTTGGAAAGCATGAGAATACATTTTTGCCCAGGGAAGTTCTTCACCTTCAGGGGCAGGAAGGAAACGGATAACTGCGAAACCGTTACCAGTTTTGTCCATCTCGGGTTTCCAGAGACGCTCATCAGCACCTCCAGAAGTTGTACTCATCTTCTCAACTTCCTTTACCAGTTTGGAAGTAAGAGAACCAAGAGTGGATTGTTTTTTGAGATCAGAAAAAGACATTTGTGTACCTCGGATTTGTAAGGATTTGGCCTTTGTGTACTTCGTTATTCTACAGGTCGGAACCCGTCTTGTCAATCTGTTGCTTCATTATATCAAGCATTTTGGACATGTTGTTCAAAATGATATTCATGTCGGTGCCAGGAGGCATACCCATCATGATAGCAGAACTAATAATACGTTCTTTCATTTCTTTTGCTTCAGGATCATCAGACAAACTCATTCTTGTGTAAAGAACTTTTTGTTTTTCTAAAAGAGTTTCTAAAACTTCAACATGCTCAAGTTTTTCTTCCTTTGTCATGGAAGGAAACTTAAAAACATTTTGATAGATTTGTTCTTGAAGTTCTGCGATTTCCGTCATTTCTGCACGGACGACTTCGGAACTAAAGAAACTCATTGATCCTCCAAAATAATTTCTTTCAAGATTTTGCGAAAATGAAATACATCAATATTTAGAAATGGATTATATTTTTTAATCCTACGACTTACGGTTTGCCACACCGGGTCTTGAAGTTTCTTATCAAACTTGTTCCCGAACAGGAATATTCGGTCATAGATGACCATAGTTTCTAGGCTAATCTTCCCGCTCAGGAACTTTTTTAAAAGGGGCGGATGTCCTTTAGAACACTTAAAAACATCCTCAAAGTTATTTTCTTCAAATAAAGATTGACTTTCTTCTTTGAAAACATAAGAAAGAGACTGAACTTTCTTTTGCCAGTTTTGATATCTTTCTTCACCCTCTTTTATCATCTCACCAATCCAAAGTGTTTCTGGATCAGGGCAAGATACAAAGTTGGCAACAAAAAATTCAACTACTTCTTTATCTGATTTCTGTCTTGCGATCTTTTCAAACCAAAATCGATCTTTACGTTTATAAAACGATTGAACTGTTGCTCTGCTTTTGCCACAATACTTATGATAATCGTAACTATCTTTCGTAAAGTGATTTTTTAAAGCAAGGTATTCACGATAAGCATCGAATGGCATCATTCAAAAAAGTAATATAGGGATTTTTTTGCCGGAATTTTTTCAACCCAAAAATGAATTAAAAAACTAATTTAGCGCGGGAAGTCTTTTTGAGAAAATTCAGTTCCATTGCTTCATACTTTATCTTTTCTTTCAGGGGTTTGGAGATAAGTTTTGGAACTGACTCCAAATCAATGTTGTTCTGTTCGCAGAAGTAGATAATCGCATCAATGTAATTCATTTCAACGTTTACTTGCACGAGACTTTCAATCTCTTGTGCAAAACGTGAAGGACAAAAGAACTTATTCTCTAATGCTTTCTCTAATTCATTCTCCATCTGACCTAGTATTGTGATGTACAAATTCTTTGATATAACGAACTAATAGTCTAATATAATCGTCTTTGTTCCTTTTGTCAAATACTTTCACCTCACCACCAGGAGTAACCATGAGTGTGATGAGTTTTTTAACAACCTGACCAGTGAGTTCGTAATATGCTGCAGCGTAAAATGTCTCTTGAACAAAGTAGTTCTCAATCCATTCTTCTGGTTTGATTTTTTCTGAAGTCTTGAAGTCAATAACTGCTAACTCTCCTTCATATTCTGCGATACAATCAACTCGTCCAGCGAGTCCAAGATATTCAGAATAGAGAGTTCTTTCAATAGCATGAATATTATTTATCTTATCAAGATAAGGTTTTGCATGAATATACATGAACTTTGTCATGGGTTGATAATCATCCCAGTTTAGTTCTTTATTTTCTAAGTAGTCCTGACAGACTTGGTGAAAATCAGTTCCTCTTGCAGTTGCTTTTCTTGTAATCGCATTTGCTTTTTCTTCACCAACTCTTTTCCTCCACTCAACAAAGATTTGACGATTATAAAAAGAAGTCACAGAAGTAATAGAAGGCACCCACTGACCATCTGGAAGATTGTACAAGCGGATGCCATTTGTTTCTTTCTTTTCTAATTCAAGATCACCTAAGTAATTACAATGAACAAAACTCATACACCAACTTCCATTTTTGCAAGAATATACTCTTTAACTAGACCAGAACGAACAATGTCTTCTACACCAAATTCTACAATGTCAATTGAAGGCATAATACGAAGAACCTTCATAAAATCAACGATCCCATTCTTCTCGTTTGTTTTGATAAGATCGCTTTGAGTAGCGTCACCACAGAACATGATCTTTGAGTTTTCACCAACACGAGTAATGATACTATCAAGTTCATGATAGTTTAAGTTTTGAAACTCGTCTACAATAATGATTGCATTGTCCAGAGTAGTTCCGCGAATAAAAGAAGTGCTCCAAAAACTAATCGTTCCCTGAGTTTTGAGGTTTCCATAAAGCATTTCAAACGATGCGTCGTCTGGCATTTGGAACATAAACTTTACCATATTCTTATAGGGAATTTGATAAAGTGACGACTTATCCTCATGATCACCAGGTAAGAAACCAATCTCGCGAGTAGCAACAAGAGATCTTACGATATAGATTTTTTCGTAAGGACTTCTATCGTCTAAAACATCTTGAAGGGCATTATATAACGTGATAAATGTCTTACCTGTTCCAGCACATCCGTAAGCAACAATGTTTTGTCCTTTTTCATATGCTTCATATAGAAGTTTTTGATTATCGGTGAGAGGTTCAATATCTCTCATTAGATCAAGGTTGATTGGCTTCTTGCGTTTCATTTGTTTAGCAGTCATGCCAACACCAATCGGTTGATCATCTACTCTTCTTTTTCTTGCCATATAGAATTAAATTGGTTTTACTTTTGAACCTGGTGCTTTTGAAGCTTTAGTCAATACATCATTCCAACCTGGATGAGACTTTCTAAGTCTATCATAGATTTCACCAACTTCCCCTGAATTAGGGCAAGTTGATGGATCTGACCAGTCTCTGTCCCAATCAGGATTATCTTGTTTCCATTGATCCCAATCGTGAACACTCATAGAGACTTCTTTTTGTTCACCTGTAACTTTATTATAAACTGGATATGTTGCCAATGTTACTCCTCCATAGTATGTAAGGATATTTATTCAATAGTGATAGAAGGTGCGTCAACACAATCAGCACATCCTTCACGAGTCCAACCAAGTGCTTCAGATACCGCAGGGAACTGACAAGTAAAGATACAACGGACAAGTTCTGCAATCTCCATATGTTCTTTCTGCGTACCGTGTGCAGAGCGAAGATCGATGTAATGGATCCATGACCGCACAGAACCGGTCATATAGAGTCTTGTGGGCGTCGCCAAGGGCAGTACGAACCTTGCACACTCCTTCGCCACGCCCTTCTCCAGAAGGCGGTTGTAGAGGCGCAGAGACTGCTCAAAATGAACGCGGATATCTTCGGTCAAGGTCAGTTTCAAATAATCAGGAATGTCGTCAATACTGTTCTGACGATTCTTAGTATCCTGACGACGTAGTTCAGGAAGAGGAATAGTATTATTCAGAAGATTTGCATCAGCATATCGTTGCGAAAATTCTTGATATGTGAAAGAACGGTGGCGAAGGATTTGAGCTGCCAATCCACGAGTAGTATTGATCTCAACAGTCATTGAAGCTTGTTCAAAGATACTCCAGTGTTGATGTTGAATACAATACTTAAGTAGTCCAGAAAACTTTTCATTATCTTGATTGGCAGGATTAGAAACCCTAGCACAATATGCCATGTGCTTTTCTGCGTCAGGAGTAACACTGATTAGTTTTACTTCTGGTTTCATAAACTCAAAGTCATCGTACATCGTATTCATCTTCCTCGTCATAAAATACTTCGTCGTAGTCAGTTAAAAAAGTTTTAATCTCCTCATAGACGGGATCTTTAACCTCAGTTTCAATCTCAGGTTCAATCTCTGCCTTTAAACATTCTACCAGAGACTCAAGGTTTCTGACAATTAGCTTAAGCT